ACCGCCATTAGTTGTTGTATTCTCTGCAAAAATCAACAATTTTAGAATAAGTTTCAACGCTTTCATTCAATAAATTTTCAAAAATAGCTTGATTGTCTTGATTCAATTCTTCGTATGTGTACACTATTTCTTTAGCTTCGTTTTCGCTAACCTGAACGATAGTTCCGTCGCGAAGTTTGAATGTTTGAGGAGTTTCAGAATCGGATGCAGCTTTTATTTTTGAAAGAACCGTTGTTTGTTCGGTTTCTGGTGCGTTTGGGCTATCTTCGGCTGGTATCGATCGATAGTTGGCGTACAACAAAACAGATTCATTTAAGTTGCGTTGACGTATGTCTGAAAACTTTTTCATGCGTGTGCCTTAAAGTCTTGGTTGTTCTGGTTGTTGTTCTGGAGATTGTTCGGGTTGCGGTTCGGCTGCTGGTTGTTCTGCAGCAACTTGTTGAACTTCGGGTTGTGCTTCGGGTTGGGTGGCAGCAACTTCGGCTTGAGCTTGTTCTTGCGCTTTTTGAGCTTCCACTTCAGCTTCGGCTTGCTGTTTCTGCTTTTCCAATTCTTTTTCTTGGTCGATCTGCATCTGCATAATTTCGATTTCAGTATCGTTCAATCCCAATATGTTCTTTTTGATCCAATATTGAGAATAGTAAACACCAACATACGATTGCAGCTGACCAAGAACGTTGGCTCGCTCGAGAGCAACTTCATTTTCTTTGAGTTCCGCAAAATAACTGTCTTTCAAGAAATCAAAGAATATTTTATCTTTGATACGGTTCCACTCGCGCTCGTTTAAAACCTTTTTCAAGATGAGTTGCGTCTTGAGAAGATTGTAAAACAATTCCGAGAATTTGTTGCGCAAGCGATTCACAAACTTTGCAAACTTGATTTCGTCGCGTGTGATCTCGGTGCTCTTTCCGATTGTAAAGCTCTTTTGTTCGCCATCCATGCGCGAAAGAGGGACATTCAAACTCTTGTACAGTTTCTTCAAGAAATATTTAACGTCTTCGAGTTCGCTAAGATTTTGTGCTCCCTGAAGCGTAGTAATTTCTGTACCTTTGCCGCCTTCACGACGTGGAAGCCAATAATCTTCCAACATGCTCATGTGGCGACGATCGTCACGAATTTCACCGGTGCTTGCATCGTAAATTAGCTTGTTGCGATACTTGTTCATAAGATCGCGAACATACTGCTCGGCTTTTTGCTTGGGCAAGTTACCAACGTCGATATAAAAGATACGACGTTCGGGTGCACGACTGAGGCGATAAATCACCACAGCATCTTCCATCATGCGCAATTGATTGAGTGGCTTGATGGCTTTGTGTAAGTATCCAACAGTTCGCTTGTTTCGGCTGTCAAAAAGACCAGAAGTGATGTAAACCACCGCATCTGGAGAAATTCTGAGAGCACTCGAAACGCTGTTTGTTCCGGTATTCATATGCATACCGGTTCGGAATCCGTCTTTGCTGTAAACGTAAAATTCGTCTGCGCCCGTTATGATTCTTTGACCCTGAGCATTCAATTCACGCTTGTACTGCTTTACTTTTTGTATGTTTACTGGATCAACATACCGAAGTTCTGCGATGCCTCGCTCGGGTGTTTTTTCATCTACAATAATATGGTACACCAACTTTCCGTCGATGTACCATCTACGAAATATCTCGTATCCTTTTGTTTGAAATTGCAAAAGAGAAAGCACACTGTTGAATTCTTTGATAATACGACGTTTGATGTCATCGCTGTATTCGACAGCATCCAATATTATTTTTACTGGAGCCGAATTTTCTTCGCTGACAATCGCATCTGAAACTATATCGTCTATTGCCGCTTCGCACTCGGGGTGCATCGACATTTCACGATATTTGTATATCAAATCTGCGTCGTTGCGTGTCGTATGATCAAAATCAACATACTGACCAAAAAAGCCACCAACGGCTTCGATGCTCACTGCATCGTCGTCGTTTTGCGGCAAAACAAAAGACCGCCGAATCTTGTTGCTTTCGCTCGAAGACAGCGGTTTTTTGTTGCTACCAAGTTTTAAACCAAAAAGTTTAAATTCCATAATATTGCTTTGCTGTATTAGGTGCTTACTCCACCACCGATTTGGTAGTACTGATACTGTAATTCTACGGTAAACGTTTCGATAGCGTCTTTTGCACCGTAATCGAGCGCAATATCGCTGATGTTGGATGGCCAACAATCAACAAACTGATAGGTTTGCACGTCGCGACCTTGACGATCAAGTTGTGTTACCTGCCACTGCTGTGCATATTCGCTGAGACCCAAACGGCTTACGTTTGTTTCGACGCTGTTGATACGGTTGCTCCAAGCTTCGAACGCTTTGCGAAGAGGATATCCGGTGTCGTTGAGAACCGTGATGGTCCAAGCCGCAAACGAGCGATCGCCAGCCAGAATCAAAGGTCTTCCTTGGAAGAATGTTGTTACGGTTCCAACCGTTACAGCTGGAATGCTGGCTGCGCTACAAAGAAACTGAATATCATTGGCTGGGTTTGTACCAGATATTGCGACCGATACGGCAGGAAATGTACCGTTAACACGATACAAGTTTGCGCGTGCGCCGCCACCTGTTAACTTATTTTTAAACTCTTGAATGTTCATTTGTTATAGAACTCCTTGTTCCTTTAAGTATTTATCGATTTTTTAGAGGGCTCCGGGGCGGGTGAGGCTGGCGACTTCTTCGAAGTTTACGCCGGTTCTAGTAGCGATAAAGTTAAGCTGAATGAAGTTGATGCTGCGTGCTGGCTTGATATAGATATCAGCCACAAAGCGGTTGCTATCAATTACTTCTGGAGTGTTGTTTGTTTCGTCGCAAATGACTTTGAAATCGTACACACCACGACGAGCTTGAACATCGCGAAGGAACGGTTCAACCATGCTCACAAACATCGAACGAGTGAATGCATCGTTGAATTCAAAGAGTTGATACTTGGCAGCAATCGAAATTGCCTTCTCGAGAACAATAAACAAGCGGCGTACGTTGATGCGATCAAATGCGCTTGGCTTGGTTTGTGCGGTACGATCACCGTAAAGCACGGTTCCTTCGCCTGGGAACGTAACAACTGGGTTGATTCCCTTGGGATAAATGTTGTCGCGATAAGCTTGTGTAGGATTCCATGCAAGCTTGATTACACCCTTGATGTTTCCACGGTTGAAACCGGCTGGTGACCACCAAGGATCGTTGGTTTCGTCGGTACGAACCACAAGACCGGCAATATCGCCGTTGAGTGGAACATAACGATAAATGTCGTTGTAGCGATCGTACATTTGCTTGTAACCGCTATCGATAAATGCATAGCTGTTGCTGCCGACACTGGTCTTCAATGAAATTGCATTATTTTGAGCAATAGTGTTTTTATCTGCAGCCGATCCGGTTCTACCAGCAAACACTTCGTCGTTTGGTGCCGATACAAATGCTACACAATCTTTACGATCGCGAGCAACTTCGCACATGGCTGCTGCGCCTGCAGCGGTCAACGGTCCACCAAGAAGAAGCGAAACGTCTACTGTATCTGGATCGCCAAAGAAATCATCGTATGCTGCTCCAAGATCGCTGCTGTTCACACCCGTTATTGATTCTGCGAGAGTACCAGCAGTAAACGAGGCGATGAACAATCCAGCTGTGGATCCAGCTGCTGCTGCGCCTGCTGTGAGAGAAATCGATCCGAACGATGTGCTTTCGGAAGTATAGTTTCCGATACCCTGAATGTGGTTCATCCAGTAAATGTAAGCGGAAGTATCATTGATAACATTTTTGTAATAATTGCTGCTACCATCCGACTTGCGAGCATCGCTAGCCTTGGAAAGAGCATCAAACACTTCCAAAACTGTTCCGGTAACACCCGAGAACTTGCCGTTGGCATCAATAACTGCAACGTGAATTTCATCACCATAAAATGCAGTAGATCCGCCTTTTGCATTTTCTATAAACAAAGACGTTCCAGGAGCACTTACAAATTGACCGCTAAGACTCCAACTGTTAAATGCTGTTGCGCTGTCACAGACTTCAATACGCAAGCTGTTTCCAAAAACACCAGCGTATTTGGCAGCAAAATACGTGGATGTATTTGTAGTGTAATTCGATGCGCCAACAAGATTTTCATAACGATCTGCATTTTCAATTAAAACGCCTGCGGTTGAACCAGACGATCCACTTAAACCAACCACAGAGTTTCTTGCGCCACTGGTTGGTTGTAAAAATCTAACAACTTGAATATTGTTGCCGTACTGAAGAAAGTTTGCAACTGTGAAAAAGTGCTTGTAATTGTAATTGTCGGGACCACCATACAGCTGATAAAGATCGTTTTCGCTCGATACAACGATGCGTTGATTGCCTGGACCCCAATTGAAAAGTCCAACATAACCAGCGGGTGTGGTTGCTACTGCCGGAATGATGGAGGTGAGGTCGCGTTCGACTACTCTAACGCCGGGGCTGATTTGAAAACCCATTATTATTCTCCTTTGGAATACTTGAATGTACCAATAACACCAATGTATTACGATAGTATTTTATGAATATTTATAAAATTTCTATTTTTAGTCTTTCCAAAGTTCCATATCGTCGGCGCGGCGTTGTTTTTCGTTACGATCGTCGAAAATATCGATATTGTCGTCATCTGCGCCTACACCATCGTTGAAAAAGCCGAATGGCATCACCTGTTCTTCAATTTTTCTTATTTGTTCTTCATAAATTCTTTGACGAACATCGCTGTTGGTGTAATCCTTGAAATAAGACTGGGTTGTCAACCACCCAAACAACACCAAAGTACTCACCAAGTCGTCGTTGTAGCCTTCGTTGGCTTCGTATCCGGCTCCACGAGCCACAAACGTGCTAAATTCTGAAATTGTATCAAAATCTTGAATTATTAGCTTGTCATTTTCTACCATATCTTTGAGCAAACTGCAGCCCATTTTTTTGATTTGGTAGCTCATACGAACACCCATTTGAACTTTACCGCTACCAAAGCCACCGTCAGCCTTTTGTCCACGCTTGCCACGGTTTGAGACCGAAAGAATGTTGCCGTATTCCAATTCTTCGTGCAATATTTCAGCTACCGCCTGACCCAAATCATTTATTTCAAACAAAGCAAGTGCTTCGTTGTACATGTCGCCCAATTTTTTAATGTGATGTGGTATAACTTGATATGAAATGGTATTGTTTTTAAATTTTGCCACCTGACGGTACGGCATTTTGGTGCAATCAATGATACTCATCGCGTGATAGTCTTGTTCTTCGCCACGCGACGTGTCGATGCACATGGCATATATGTGATTTTTTTGAGGCGGTTCGTATATGTCCAAACCTTCGGGTGTGGAAGTTTGCGGAACACCAAAAATCATGTTTGCAATTTTGGACGGAGCAATAAGAGTATTTTCGCTACCGACAAAGTCGCATTCAAATTCCGTTCTCCACTGAGCCTCGCTGGTGTTAGCGATGGTTTGCTGCTTGAATTTATCGTCACGACCCGGAACATCGTACCATTTTGCTTCGATTGGTACATAACCGTTTTTGCCGTTTTGGGCGTTGGTCCAAGTTTTGTAAAAATGATTAAGACCTTTTGGTGTGCTGATCAAAATAGCTTTGGTGTTTTTACCCGAGCTGATGGTTGGATATACCGAACTAAAGAACTCTTCGGCTACGCCATTTGGAACGTAAGCATATTCGTCAAGCACGATGCAATTTGAAATTTGCACATTATTAGCAACATATGAATGTGTTGTTTCTACATTTATTAAATCGTATACATCTTGTTTTTGTTTTGAAATTTCTTTGTGTAACAAAGTAATATGTTTATCGCCGCATCCAAGTACATTATCATATATCTGTAATTCTTTTGCAGTTTTCCAACCATCGGGAGTTTTTATTTTATGATCAAACGTACATTTTAAAAACGATTCATCGTCAAAATATAATTCAATTATCTTTTGATCTTTTGTGATTAATAATCCATCGCTTGAGCGATATACACCATCACCACCAAGAACTTTTAAATTAGATATTTTAATCAATTCTTGCTTCATTTATTTTCTTCCCATAACAAATCCATCTGGGGCGTCTTCTGGACGAACACGAATTATCTGACCAGTTTTTGGATTATTAAACCATTTTAAATTGTAATTTGGATTCTTTTTTCCTTTGTTCCAAGCAGTTCTGCCTTTCGCAGCATCTGACATTCTTTTACGTGATTCATCGCTTCTTTTCATGCCTCTATGTTTTTCGGCTGTTTTCATGATCTTGATAGGATTTTTATTAATTTTATCAATCCACTCTTTTGTTTTTTTATGACCAAGCAAAGCTTTTGATATTTTTTCTCCGTGTGATTTAGGCATCTTTTTACCGATATGACGCCCTTTATTTTTAGCAGAAATTATTTTCTTTGCTTGTTCTGATATTTTTTTACCTTTGTTTGAGTTAGATATTTTTTGTTTTGTTTCTTGTGAATGGTGCGACCCTATTCTCATTTGTCGAATAGCTTCGCCATACTGTTCTTTTAATAATTGATATTGCCTAGAAGATACTCGATAATATTTTTTCGCATGGCCATTAATCATCAAATTCCAAGCAAGCACCATTTTTGCTTTAGCTTTTCCAGTCAAACATTTTACAAGCAAACGATGAGCAATATAATGTTCTCGGGCTGTCAAGTAAACTAAATTACTTGGGTGATCACTTCCTCCCAATGATTTTGGAGTTATATGATGCAATTCAGAATATCCATCTATATTATTTCTTTTTTGTGCAGATTCAATAATATGACAATACCAATTATAGTATTTGTTTAATATAGGTTCAAATTTAATTTCATTTTCAGAATCTGGATGAGTTAGCATATCGTTATTTATTAAATTGCAAATTTTACTTATTTCGATTTTTTGTTGTTGTCCTTGATATTCAATATCAACAATAGCATCTCCAGTGATGCAATTGTAGCTACCACCACGCACCGCACTCGATGATGTGGCTGCCGATATGATCTTGGAACCGTTTTCCAGCTGAACCGAAAATTTGTTCCATTCAACCACGCCTTGTTGCAACCATCGTGGTAAATTTTCGTAGCTGGTTTTGAAACGATCAAGCAGTTCTTTGGCGGTTGTACCTTTGTTGGCCAGTATTGCCACACGAACATTGGCGTTAAACAAGCAATAATGCAACAAATAGCTTGTTACGGTGATCGATTTACCACTCTGTCTAGGAATCTTGCATATTGTAAATCTATTGTTGTGAACGGTTTCAACGATTCTTCGTTGAAACGGATAAAGTTGAAAAGGTACCAATCCTTGATCGAGATTTACGACTTTTATGTAAGTTTCCATAAAGTATACAGGATCTTCAGCACACTTAACATATTCCTGAAGCTGTTCGGCTGTATAATTTACTTTTACGTTTGTATTTTTAAGTAACGGATTACCAAGATAGTTGTCACTCATTGGTCATTCTCAATATTTGTGTTGTTTTCAGGAAGAACCATCTTTTTTTGACGAATCATTTTTAACAAATCGCTTGTGTTTCCAACATAAATCGAATTGTTGGTGACTGTATCGCCTTTTGTTTTGGTTTCTTCTTTATTGATGTCTTTTACGGTCTTGTGTAGGTCCATCAAACGATTGTTTGCGTCCAGAGCTGTTTTTATCAAATCCGAAACCACTTCGTATGCGCGTGGACTGTCGCCTTCGTCGGCAACATTCAAAATACCTTCGATTGCTATTTCGGAAGTCAATATTAGTTTTTTTAAATTTTGACGCACGGTTTTATAATCGTCGTCGCTATCAGAATTTTTAGATGTGGGACCAGCCACAATTGCTTGTTCGGAATCATTTGCCGAAGGTATCAATTGTTTTTTGGGAGTTTCTGGCGCGGTTATGTTCAATACGTCCGAAAGCTTTTGATTCGCATCGCTTGGTTCATTGTTTTCCATAAAATTCTCATGTTATTCCTTCGGGGAATTCTCTTATAATAGTATAAGTACCATCGCTCTTGCTGTAGCTTGTGGTTCCTGGCGTTCCTGTTATTTGCAAAACACCAATAGATCCTGCTGTTGCACCGCCTGTTGGTCCTACGGTGACGATTGCAAACGTGGTTCCTGTAACACCAAAATAAGGTATCTCGTAACCTGTGGCAGTTGTGGTTGTTCCAGCCACAAACATAGTTTTGAAATCCACAAAATTGACATCGGCTTGCGTGATAATCTTGCTTTCGGTGACGGGTCCGTAAAGATTTACTTTGGCAACAAACGAAATGGTGGTGGTAAAACTTTTTCTTTCTTCAAAGTTACCTTCGTAATTTTCCGTAAAATTTATGTTGCCGATGCTGATGGGAACATCTGCTGATGCATCTAGTGGAAAATTTTTGAATGTTATGCAAAAATCTGGACCAAAATACGGCAAAATCTGTTCGATAATCTGCAAAGATTCGTCGGTGTTTTTGGTGACGATGTGAAGCTGAAACGTTAAATTGTAAGGTACCCGCTCGAATCTTGAATACATGGATCCTTCGGTTGGTGTGTAACCAACCGACTTGCGAGTCGTTGTAAGCTTTCTGGAAGCATCGTAGCTT